TGAAAAAATTGCTGCCTTTTTATCTCCGTTAATAGCTCCTAGATATAATTGGCCACCATCCCAAAATGGAGTATCTAAAGCAATATTAATATTATCCAAATTAGCCGAAATTAAGTCCATCATTTCTACAGTATATCCTCCAACGAATTGAGTAAAAATAGCACTAGCGTTAGCTTTAGCAAAAGACCATTTTTCCGTAACATAGTTATAAACTAATAATTTATCACAAATACCAGTAGTATTAGCTTCATTATCCCCACTAGGATATAACCAAATTGCTAGTGAATTAAATGGGTCAACTGCTGCAACGATTCGGTCAGTATATGCTTTATCTAAATCTATATCAAAAAATCTATTAACTTTTTCAGCTCCAATGGGTTTTATTTGATCTCCGTTTAGTTCAAAAAATCCATCGTCTGCATAAAAGAAAACTCTCCTATTGTCTTGGCAAACTGTTTTTCCATAAACCGCACCTCTATTAGGAGATACAACTGAAAATCTAAATATTGTTGCACCGCCAACATAGTCCATACGAACTATTTCATTTTGTCTAAAAATATATCCGTATTCGCCGGAAGTAACGGCTACTATTTGGCCACCTGAACCAGGTAAATCTTGAAAGTCCGATTGTTTTGTTCCTGCTTGCCAATGTGTAATATCATTAATACCGCTCCACTGAACTCTATTACGATTGTTAGTTTGATTTCCGGTAACTAAAAAATCTCTTATAACACCGGAAGTTCTAAAAGTTGGTACTGTTCCTGCTGTTTTTATTGAATCTAAAGTTGCAAAATTAGTAGAAGTTCCCATTAAATAATATTGTGGTGCGTCAACTCCATTGGAATAAATTATATGATCTCCAAATTGTGTAAATGTTGCAAAATCAGTTACACCGCTTGTAAGCCCAGATTTTCTTGAAGTAAAAGCTCCGGAAGTAAATTGATATATGTTGCTTGTTGTTGCAGCAAAGTTAAAGTTTGCATTACTTGTAGAACGAAAAGAACCAGCACCTTTTGAAGCTGCGGTTATATCATTAGAACTATAAACTACTAATGATGGAAAAGGTTTGTAACTTCTAGCAGCAAAATAAACATTTTTTGCTACGTTAGCACCTGGATTCATAAATTTAGGTTGATCAGGTAACCATTCTCCAAAAGGTATTTGCATAAATTAATCCTATGAACTATTTGTTACTACGGCTTTTCTATCATTAAAAGAACCGGCAACGGTAACATCACTTCTTGTTTGTAAAGGAGCTCCGCTCCATGAATCTTCTCTATCGTTTCTTTCAATACGTTCCATACCTGTTTGATATAATTGTAACCAATTTTGTAATTTACTTGGTTCAATACCGCCAAGAAAATTAGCAGCATGATACAAAGAACCGTATAAATAAATTCCAGGATGGTTTGTTAATATTTCGTTTGTTGTATTAGAATCAGACAAAGCGTCAAATGCTTTATAAAAATTTATTGTTGCCGTATAACTTTTATCAGGTGTAGGTGCAAATCTAAAATTATTTCCTATTATAGTATATACAATAGGAGTTCCGGTAGTTGAACCACCTCTAACGTCGTCCATTTGTGATGGCGACATATAAGTTAAAGGCCTTTTAGAAGAACCGGTAACAATAAAAAAATCTCTTACTTGTAAAAATCCAGTAGGTAAAGTTTCGGTTTCAGAATCAATAGTAAAAGAACTATCGGTATTAAGCATTTTATTAATTCTTAATTTAGAATTAAATTCTGATTCTACTAATTTTATAAAATCATTTGAAATTTCAGTTGTTAAATCAGAACGATTTAACCAATTTGCTATTGCTGTTTTTAATTCAGAATAAGTTGAAAGTGCCATTATAAATTACCTTTTGCAGTTTTAAAATAACTATATTCATTGCTATTTAATTTTTTTTTTAATATTTTTTTTTGTGTTTCTTTTGGTAAAGCCCACCAATTATTATTTCCATTATATTCTTCCGCCCATATTTGTAGTGCTAATATAGGAATAGAAGCTACTCTTTTTAATTCCCTACTTTTAGAATAACCGTCATTATGGTTTGCTAATTCTTTATTGTGTTTAAGGTGTGAATCTATTTTAAGTTTTTCGCCAATTACTATTGTTTTGTCAGCGTCATTTCCAATAAAAGTTGTTTCTTTAAAACCGTCTTTTTCTAAATGCTTCATCTACCCTGACCTCTGTATTTTTTTTTATACATTCTCTTTTCAGATTTATTCATATTTTTTTTATGCCTGCCAAGTTTTTTTTTAGTTTGTTTAACGTAAGTATTCACTCCCCATTTAGGAAGTTTCTTACTCATTATGCAGACATTTCGTCAATAGATATTTTAGCACTTGTACCGCCTAATGCTGCAATTTTAGAACCTAAATCAATTTTAAATATTTCAGGTTGATCAGCTGGCATGAACATTGTACTAGCACTAGCCGTTGGGTTGTCGCCAAAAGCAATGTGAAAATCTGATTCCGCACAAATTCTTACATATTCAGTTGAAGCGTTTGGTGTTACTTGTACTGATGCCGGACTGCTACTGTCCATCGTTATTGTGTGGTGTGCCGTTTGTTTTAGACCATAATTATAAGCCATTTTTTTCTCCTATTAAATTTAAGAGGGTGGAAGAACCGCTAGGCCAAAGCCACCCCCAAAGTTTGTTATACTATCTTCTTACAACGATTGTAAAGTCAGCTGTATGTGTATTAGTTGAAGCTCCACTTGTCGTCAACGTAACATATCCACCTTCTTCTACAATGTTTGCTGCAGTTGGTTCGCAAGTATCAATATCACCTGTGTTTGAACCAGAATGAGCAATAGTTATTGTTCCACCAGTCATAGCAGTACTACCTACTTTTGCTGTAATTACAGCATCTGCCGTAGCTATTGTTCCGCCTAAAACTGAAAGAATTTTTATTACTTTTCCACCGTCAGGAATTGCAACATATACTGAACCAGCAGTTGATACGTCGTTCATTCTAACAGTTATGAAATAATCGTTTAATGTTCTCATTTTTTTTATCCTCTATCGTTCCGTTCAACGCCTATGTATGAACTTCAATATTGGTTAATTGCTTGGGGTGCGTTTTAAAATAGGCCACACCCCAAAACAATATATTATTATGACGTAGTTACGTCTGTTACCATACCACTTGATTGTTCGTTTCTTGACTCAAGAGTGTATTCCGCAACTAAAAACCTTTGGTCTGCGTCAGAAGACTGACCTGGAGTTTGAAGTTTGAAATCTCTTAAGAAAGCTACTGCAAAAAAGTCCATGTCTAAAAGATAGACGTCTTGTCCTCTTTTAGCTGATGTACTGTCAGTTTTTCTTATGAAACGGTTAGGTACAACTTGCATAGTACCAAAATCAGATTCGTACACATCAATAGAAGTAACTAATCTTCTATCTTCCGCTTTATCGAATCTTGTAGCACCACCAGTAAATCCTGATAATTTTTGCTTATTAAAAGCATTTAACATTATCATATTTGGATTACCGCCGTTATCCCAAGTAGTTCTTAATGCAGATTTTAAAAGAGTTTCTGTGAAAGCTCTTTGTGTTCCATCTGTTCTTGCTGAACCAGCACCTGAACCAGATCCACCTGCACCTGCTTCTACGTTTGTAGAAATCCAAGTTGGAAGTCCGCCTAGTGTTCTAGTTGGAGATCCTGAACTACCAGCAGCTGCAGCTGTGTTTAATAAAAGAGCATTTTCCATGTCTCTTTTAAGTTCTTTTGCTGCTTTAGCTACTTGATAAGCTAACTCAGTGTTTCTACCTGCTAAATTAACTGCGTCGTCAGTTGCAGAAACTTTAACACCTTTAGAAGAAATCTGAGTGTGGTTTGTTAGTTTAGTAGATGAACTTAAAGTTGCGTATGATATATCCGCACCTTCTGCTTTTGCATTTGCAGCAACCGCAGCTAATTCATCTGTTTGCCATTGGTGGCTTGTGTTTGTTGCTTTTGTTTTAGCAACTCCAGACATAAAAGGAGTGTCCGTAGGAGATATATTGTAAATAATATCCGCTAGGTCTTCTCTTATACCAGTCGTATTGTATGTAGTTAATGTTGCCATTATTTACTCCGTTAAGTTAATTGTTAGATAAAATTGGTTAAAAGATCAACGGCATCTCTTGGTTTGCCGGTTTTCTTTAACCGTTCAATTTTATTCAACCTTGCTTGGCTTATTTGTTCACCTTTGGTTACCTTAACGCCAGACTTAACAACTTTAGATGGTTTAACCTTTTTTGACACTAGGTTAGGTTTTAACTTTTGTGTTTTTTCATGGCTCATTGCATCTAATATAACATCAAACATTCTGGAGTCATAAACTTGGTTAATTTCAGCATCGCTAAAATTTCTTCCAGCTAAATAATTCCTCATATTTGTTTTAAGAGTTGATCCTTTAACCGGATCTGCAAAATCAGGGTGTTTTAATGCAACCTTTTTTTGCTCTTCCCTTAAAATTGTCTGAAACTGTTCTTCTTGATGACTTTTTAGCTTTCTTTGAGCTTGTACGATAGATTCTCTTCTTCGTCTTATTTTTCTCTCAATTTTAGCAGCTTCAGTTGGGTCTTCGTCAAATAATTTATCAAGTTCTTTAGAGCTTAATTCACTATTGACTTCTGCGTTTAAAGTTGCCGTAAGATTATTCAAATCCTCAAGTTTGGTCGAATAGTCTTTGGCTAGACGTTCTTTGTCAGAATTAAACTGTCTTTTTTCGATAGCTAGTTCTTCCGTTTTACGTCTATAATCTGCATCTTTTTGATAACCTGCTTTCAGCTCATCAAGGTCAACATCAATTTTTTCACCATTGACTGTAACTTGGTGTAAATTAGTTTCTTGAATCTCTTCAGCGTTTTCTTGTTCAGACGCTTCTTCTTTAACTTCCGCTTCCTTTACAGGTTGAGCTTCAGTCGTTTCTTCTTGTTTTGTTTCAACATTAGAATTTTCCTCAACTTTTGCTTCGGTTTTCTTTTGTTGATTATTTGCAGCTTCGTCTTGTTGTTCGGTAGTTGTAGATTGATTGACTTTACCTTGATCTAATAACCCCTCAACAGCTTTAGCTGCACCTCTCATTGTCCTATTTGACAATAATGGATTTACTTCAGACATAAATGTCCTCCTATGGTTAAGCTCCCTTATGTGGGTTGGCTTATTTTAATCTGAACGATTAAAATTTCTTTTCTTGTGTTTGTTTTCGGAAAATTTCTAATTGTTTTTCGGCTAATTTTCCGGTTTCAAGAATACTTTTAAAATGTTGTTCAACTTTTGATACAACATTGTAGGCAATCCAAAGTTTTTCCCTTGTTTCACCTTCTTTAGCACCAGTTTTGTCTAAAAGTGCTTCAGAATAAATTTTTTTAAGAGAAGAAAAGGCCTCTTGAAAAAGTTTATTCCCTAATATTTGTTTCGCTTGGTACGATCGGCTCAGTTCCTTGTTCCGATTGTCCTGATCTTTCTGATCCATTTAATCCTTGAACTTGTTGGCTAAACATATTAGCAGACTTTTGAGCTTTTTCCAGTATCTTTGTGTTATCTGCCATAAGCATTTTGTCTAAATCTGCGTCAGCTTTAATTTTTGCTGTATCAAGTTGTGTATTATATTTCAAGGCCATATCTTTAATTTTAGTTTCAAAGTCTAATAACATTTCTTGATTTTTTTGCGATAGCTCTTGGTATTTTAATTCTAAATCAGCTATCTTACGTTTGTTTTCAGCGTCTATTCTAGTAAATTCTATCTTTTCAATAGGCGTTAATGGTGGCGGTTGTGGAGGTTCCATCATTTGTTTGCCAACTTCAGGATTTACAAAATAGTTTTCAACATTTTTAAGGCCTGCATTTTCAATAATTTTAGATAATGTATTATACATATTTTGCAAAGTAACCATTGGCATTTCTTTTCCGCCTTGTAAATTAAATGCTTGTAGTTGTCTTTCTAATATATTGTTAAGCAAGACAATTTGTTGCTCTTTTGAACCAGTGCCAAGCCCAACAACAACGGAAATGTTAAATCTATTTTTCCATTCCGTTGGTTTAACCGGTACATATTTGTTATGAATTAAAATAACTTTTTCTTTATCTTGATATTTAACCATTAATTCAAACATTTTTGTAAATAAATCTTTAACTCCAGTTTCGGCAAAAATTCTAGCCACTAATTCAGAACGCATTTGTGTTTGTGTCATTAAAGCATTTACGCCGGTTGCCGTTTTTGCGTTTAATGTATCAGGGTCTAAACCTTGTATTTGTTTTGACACTCCGGTTCTACTTTCTCTAACCGAATCTAAATATTCTAATAATGGAAATGCTTGTGCTGAAATAGGTTGTGATTGTAAAGGTTGCATAACTTGGTTAGGCGGTTGTTTTGTTCTTACAACACCAGCGAATGCGCCGATAACAGGACTGTC